CCGGCGCTGCCGGACGCCGAGCCGGCGGCCGAGCCGGACGATGAGGCGGCCGACGACGAGGCCGAGCCGGAGAGGACCTTTTCGATCAGTGAGATCTGGCGGATCAAGCTGCGCTGGATCGTCCTGACGGCCGTCGATCCGGATACCTACGAGCGGATCTTCACCGTCGAGGACGTCGAGCAACTCGGCCGCAAGAACGTCGACGCGCTCAATCGGCTGGCCGAGGCGGCTCGGAAACTGCACCACGATACCAAAGAGGCCGCTGAGGATTTCGCAAAAAACTCCGAGAGGACCCCCTCGGATGCTTCTGGTGGCGACTAGCGCATCATTGCCGCTATCCCCACCCAGAGATCATGCAGGCGGTCCTGAAGATGAACCAACGGCAGATCCGCGAAGCGGAGATCTACAGCACGATCGCCCCGATCGCCTGGGACGTTTCGGTCTCGCGGCCGCCGGAGAAAGACAGTGACGACAGCGAAACACAACCGACCGACGAAGACGCCGCCCGCGAGGCGGCGATCGCCGCGAAACTGAAGGCCTTTTGCGGTGTGAAGGACTGACATGGTAACCAGTGGATCGACCTTCGAGATTCAGGGCGCGTTGCAGTTGGAGAAGAACCTCCAGACGCTGCCGCGCCGCGTGCAGAAGCGCGTCGTCAAGAAGGCGGTCCGGGCCGGTCAGCGGCCGATGCAGGCCCAAGCCCGCGCCAACGCCCGGGCCATCGCCGGGCGGGGTCGGGCCTCCAGTGGCATGATGCAGAAAATCGCCCGGGCCATCGTGATCCGCGAACCGCGTGAGAAGAAGCCGGGCGTCTACACCTTGCACGTCCAGATCCTCAGTGAAAGCCAAGACGCGGCCCGCAAAAAGAGTATCGGCGTCGCTGGGTTCGTTCACCCGAGCGAGCGGACCGGCAAGACCACCTACATCCCGGCGGCGATCGAGTTCGGTCACGGGGCGGACAAAGACAGTGCGGCCCTGCCGTTCATGCGGCCGGCGGCCTACGGCAGCCAGGCCGAGACCATGCAGATCCTCGAACGCGAGTTGCGGGCGGGCATCCTGCGTGAGGCGATTGTGGGGAGGAGTGCCTGATGGCGATCATTCAGAACCTCGTCGCCCGCCTGAGCCTCGATTCGAAGGCGTTCGATCGCAACGCGAAGAAGTCGTCGCAATCGATGCGGAGTATGCAGCGCCAGAGCCTGGCCCTGCAGAAAGGGATCATCAACCTCGCCGGTGCGTACCTCGGCGTCCGCGGTCTGAACCGGGCGATGGGCTCGATGATCCGTGAGGCGTCGAAGGCCCAGGAGACGCAATCGAAATTCGACACCGTCTTTCGCCACAACGCCGAGGCGGCCAACAAATGGGCCAACGACTACGCCGGGGCGATCGGCCGCAGCCGCGAAGAGATCAAGCGGTACATGGCCGAGCTGCAGGACACGTTCGTGCCGTTGGGCTACGCTCGGGATGAATCAGAAAAGCTCAGCAAGAACCTGCTGCAACTGGCCATCGATGTCGCCAGCTTCAACAACGCGGCCGATCAGGATGTCCTGCGGGATCTCACCAGCGCCCTGGTCGGCTCGCATCGGGCGGTGGCGAAATACGGCATCATCATCAACGAAACGGAACTGAAGCAGGAGGCCCTGAACAAGGGCATCATCAAACAGAAGCGGGAGATGACCAATGCCGAGAAGGTTATGGCCCGCATGAGCATCATGTTCCGCAGCACCGCCGACGCCCAGGGCGATGCGGTCCGCACCGGCGGCTCCTACGCCAATAAGGTCAAGGCAATGGCCGGGGCCTGGAGCGACCTGAAGGTATCAATGGGCGAGGACTTCCTCCCCGTCGCGACCAAGACGGTCAGCAATCTGGAGAAGCTGACTCGGGCGGTGAACAAACTGCGGATGACCGCCTCAACAGTAGGCGACCCCTTCACGGACCTCCAGACCTTACCGGCGGAATTCAAGTCCGATGTCTTACGGCGCTACGAGCGGCAGATCAAGGCCGCCCACCTCCAGCGGTATGGCCTCTCGGCGGCCAACCAGCAGCCGGCCCAGAACCACGCGTTGCTGCAACGCGAGATTGACGCCGCCCGTAAGCGCATGCAGCGGCGCGAAGCGGGCATGGGCACGATCCGCCGCGACGCCGAGAGCAAGGCGACAATCCCCGGCTACGGGGCGCAGGCGTCCTTCTACGCCGATCTCGCACCGACCAAGGGCGGGATGCTCGGCCCGCTGGCGGCCGAAATCGATTACGACAAGGTCCACAAAACACTGGTCGACTCGCTCAAGGAACGGCAGGAACAGGAGGAGCGCCTGGCCGACGAGGCCAAGCGGCTCGCCGCCGATCGGGCGAACGCGTACCGCAATATGGCCTCGGACATGACGCGGATGGACGAGGAGACTTTTGGCGTCCGGCTCGATCTGCTCGATGAGGAGCTGGCCAAGTACAAGACATACGTCGAAGACAAGGCGCTGCTCAACAAGTGGTATCAGCAGCAGCGGGACAAGCTCGAGATCGAGTTGGACATGGCCTCCGACAACTTCCTAAAAGGCATGGCCGCCGATCTCCGCGAAGCACAAGAGGAGATGAAGACGTTTGGGCAGATGGGCGCCCAGGCGGGCAAAGAGATCCGCGAGGGACTGGGCTCGGCGCTGAACGATGCGCTCTGGCGGGTCAACAGTCTCGAGGAGGGGATCGAACAGGCGGTGCGGTCGGCGGCGATGAATTTTACGGGCAACCTGATCAACAGCGGTATGACCAGCACCTTCAACGCCGGCGGCTCGATCCTGGCCAGTATCTTACACGACGGCGGCACGGTCGGCTCCGGGGGCCGCACCCGCCGCGTCCCGGCGGCGGCGTTTATCAACGCACCACGCTTCCATAACGGCGGCGAGGTCCCGGCTCTGCTCAAGCCGCGCGAGCGGGTACTGACCGAGAGCCAGGCGTCGGCCTCCGACCGCAACGGCGCGGCCATCGTCGGTCTGCTCGGCCGGCTGATCGGTGCGGTGCAGGAGACGCGGAACATTACACTGATCGACGCCCGCGACCGCGACGAGATGCTCAACCAGTGGGCGGCCAGCCCCGCCGGGCGGCGGGCCCTGGCCGATGCGATGGCGGGGGTGGGCTGATGGCTCTGCGACTGCTGCCGGTAGCGCCGAACTTCCCGCACGATGAGAGCCTCACCTGGGGCACGCAGATCCTGCGCGGCGCCAGCGGCGCGCCCCAGCGGATCGCCGTCGGCTCGGCCCTGCCGCGTCAGCGGCTGGCCTACTACTTTACGCTCCGCGACACCGATCAGATCAACGCCGCCCGGGCGGTGCTCTACGATCAGCGGGACGGCCTCTGGCCGATCCCATTGTGGGGACAGCGGATGCTCTATCGCGGTGTGCTGAGCAGCGGGGCCACCTCGATCGCGATCGATACCACGAACGCCGAGTTTCTGGCGACCAACGACCACGTCACCGGGCGGGTACTGATCTGGCGGCGGGACGGCGACACCGTCGCCAGTGAGATCGCGACGGTCTCGGCCGTAGCCGCCGGGGCCCTGACCGTCAGTACCGTGGCCAACAGCTACACCAATCCCTGGATCGTACCGTGCCGCACCGGCTACGTCGTGACGAAGACGCCGTTGCGCTATCACGGTCTCAACGCCGCGACGCTGTCGATGGCCTTCGAGGTCGTCGATAACTGGTTCGTGGACGCACACACGCCCGACGCCGAGATCGACGATATCGAGATCGTCCATGCCCCGGGCCAGTTGACCGGCTCACTCGATCAGCAGATCGATCCTGAGGTGATCCCGATCGACAACAACTGCGGCCGCCTGGCGATCGTCGCGCCCCAGACGTATCCGACCGGCACGCGTCCGCACGGCTGGGTCTGCCAGAGCCGGGCGGACTGCTATGCCCTGCGCCAACGGCTCTACGCCTGGCTGGGCCGCCAGAAATCGGTCCTGGTCCCGACCCATCGGCCGGACCTGACGCTGGCCGCCCCGGCGGCGTCCGACGCGACCACAATCGATGTCGCGGCCAACGACGCCGTTCTCTACGACGGCGGCCGCTGGCGCTATTACGTCTCGGCGAAGATCGGCGGGACGCCGGTCGTTAAGAAGGTCACCGGTATCGCGACGGTCAGCACCAGCGTCGAGCGGTTGACGCTGAGCAGTGCGTTCGGGACGGCCCTGGCGGCCGGGTCGACCCTGAGCTGGGTCGAGCGCTGCCGCAACGCCTCGGATACCGTGGCCCTGCGCTGGCTGTTTCAGGATAAGCTGACCTGTCAGATCCAATGGGCCCGCACCTGGTCGCCGCTGGCGGTCCAGGGCGACGGCGTGTTCGGGATGGGGGTGCTGGCCGGATGACGCAGAGCAGCCACTATTTCAGTGAGGCCTCCGTCGAGAACGCCATGCCGATCTGGCTGGT